ACCGCGGGTGCGGGTACTTTAGTCAATCACGTGCCATTCCCGCGAAAGCGGGAATCCATGGTCTGGCATGGAGGCTTAAACCGATGCCTCAGACCATGGCCCCCCGATTAAGTCGGTGGTGACACGTTACTTTTTGGAAGGTTTGGAATGAAACTATTCGGCTGGAAATCGGCCGGGCGCGGGGTGCTGCGTCCGGCCAAAACGCATGTCTCGTTGACGCGCGCCTTTGCGGGTGGGGCGTTGGGCGAATGGCCCAGATCCTATGAGGCGCAATTGCGTGAGGGCTATCTCAACAATGTCGTGGCGCAGCGCGCGGTGCGGCTTGTCGCTGAAGGGGTGGCCTCGGTTCCGCTTTCGACATCGGATGAGGCCGCGCTCGCACTGATCCAGACAACCAGCGGCGGTCAGTCGCTCCTTGAAACATTAGCCGCGCAACTGTTGCTGCACGGCAATGGTTATGTGCAATTGCTCAGCGCGCCCGATGGTGCATTGGCAGAACTTTATGCGTTGCGTCCCGAGCGGGTTTCGATCGAGGCTGACCCGCATGGTTGGCCTGCGGCCTTTCGCTACAAAGCGGGGGAGGCAGTCACACGGCTGGCATCGAACGAGCTGATCCATATCCGCAGCCACCATCCATTGGATGACCATTATGGGCTGGGCTGTCTGGGCGCAGCGTCGGGCGCAATTGCGATTCACAATGCCTCGACACGCTGGAACAAGGCGCTGCTCGACAATGCGGCGCGGCCGTCGGGCGCCCTGGTGCATGAGGCGCCAGAGGCGCTTTCTAGCGAACAATTTGATCGACTGCGCGAGGAACTGGCGACGCAATTTTCGGGTCAGGCCAATGCTGGCAGGCCGATGCTGCTCGAAGGTGGCCTCAAATGGCAGGCGCTATCGCTGTCGCCCGCAGACATGGATTTTGCCACGCTGAAAGCGGCTGCTGCCCGCGAAATTGCGCTGGCCTTTGGCGTGCCGCCAATGCTTCTCGGCCTGCCGGGCGATGCGACCTATGCCAATTATCGGGAAGCGAACAAGGCCTTGTGGCGGCAGGCGATCCTGCCGCTGGCAGCAAAGATTTTGGACGCGCTGTCCGAAGGATTGCGGCCCTGGTTTCCGGAGCTCAGCCTAAAGGTCAATGTCGACCAAGTGGCGGCGCTAAGCGAAGATCGCGAGAGGCTGTGGGCGCAGGTCAGTGCCGCGGATTTTCTGACGCCTGACGAGAAGCGCTCGATTGTGGGGATATCCTGATGACCGTTGAAACCGAAACCTTGTTGTTGCTGGAAAAGGCATCGGAACAAGGTGCAGTCCGTGCCCTTGCGCATTTGGGCCTTGCCGATGAAAGCGCGGCAAAGGACATGGCCGACCTGCGCGAACTGCTCTCCGCCTGGCGCGATGCCAAACGCTCTGCCCGAAAGGCAGTGATTGAATGGCTGGTGCGTGGCTGTTTGGCTGTGCTGCTGATCGGGCTGGCGGTGAAGCTGGGCCTAGGCACGCTGGTGATCAAATGAATGTCGGCAACCTGCAGCCACGCCGCTTTGCCGGCTATGCCGCCATTTTTGATCATCCCGACCGGGGCGGCGATATAGTACGCAAGGGTGCGTTCGGGCGCGCTGCCAAGGCTGGGCTGCCGTTGCTCTGGCAGCATGATCGGGCCCGGCGGATCGGCTTTATCGAACGGCTTGAAGAAGATGATCGCGGCCTTCGCGTGGTCGCCACGATGGATGCAGACGCACCGCCCGTCGCAGACGGCGCGGGGCTGTCCTTCGGCTACCGCGTGCGGGACGCCCGGACCGTCAAAAAGGCAAATGGAACATATCGTGAACTTATCGACCTCGACCTGATCGAGGTCTCGATCGTCAACCACCCCATGCAGCCGCTTGCGCGGGTGCTCAAGACATCCCCCCTCCCGCAAGCGGGCGGCGGATTCATCCAAGGAGAAACAGATGGATTATGAAGTTAAAGCCGACCCGCTTGAGGCGGCATTTGATGCGGTGGCGATTGCGCCGGCCGTGGTGCGTCCGCCGCTTTCGGGCGCAACCGTCGCCGATCCTGCACGCGCGGCCTTTGTTGATGGTTTTCTGCGTCTTGGCCGCGAGGTCGAACTGAAAAGCTTTGCGGGCAATGTGGCTGCTGATGGCGGATTTGCGGTGCCGCGGGAAATTGACGAGATTATCGACAAGACCCTTAAGGCAGCATCGCCCATTCGCAGCGTCGCCAATGTCGTGCGCGTCGGGTCGGCCGGCTATCGCAAGCTGGTGACGACCAATGGCGTGGCGTCGGGCTGGGCCTCCGAAGTGGCTGCGCGGCCGACCACCAACACGCCGACATTCAACGAAATCGTACCCAGCTTTGGCGAACTTTATGCCAATCCGGCAGCGACGCAGGCTATGCTCGACGATGCGCAATTTGATGTCGAAGCTTGGCTGGCGGATGAAATTGCCACGCAATTCGCCAAGGCCGAAGGCACCGCGTTCGTTAATGGCGACGGCGTTGACAAGCCGAGAGGCTTCCTCACTTACACTTCTGCCATTGCAGGCGATGCGACGCGTGCCTTTGGCCAATTGCAATATGTGCCGACGGGCGTTGCTGCCGCGCTTCCGTCGACTAATCCGGAAAACAAGCTGCTCGATCTCGTCCATGCGCTGCGTGCGCCTTATCGGCAGGGCGCGGTGTGGGTGATGAATTCAACCACGCTGGCAACGATCCGCAAGTTCAAGACCGCCGACGGTGCTTTCATCTGGACGCCGGGCCTTGTGACCGGCCAGCCTGATACGCTGCTCGGCTATCCAGTGATCGAAAGCGAGGATATGCCCGATATCGCCGCTAACAGCACGCCGATTGCCTTTGGCAATTTCAAGGCCGGATATCTGATCGCGGAGCGCAGCGAGACGAACATCCTGCGGGATCCTTACTCGAACAAGCCCTATGTCAATTTCTACGCGACCAAGCGGCTGGGCGGGGCGGTTTCGAACAGTGAGGCGATCAAGCTGTTAAGGGTCTCAGTTTCGTAACTCACCTCTCCCGCTTGCGGGAGGGGCCGGGGGAGGGTCTGTCCCCGGTGCGAAAATCTCGGACCCTCCCCTAACCCCTCCCGCAAGCGGGAGAGGGAACAGGAGCATATCATGACCCCTTACACCTTCCAATGTGGCGAAACCATCAGCCTGGCACTGGACGCGGTTACAGGCGATCCCGCCCAAGTTACCGCGATCGTCGCAGCGATGAAGGCCGTTCCGCCCGGGCGCAGTGAAGCCCCGGCCAGTGCTTCGGTCGCCGCCAATTTCGCGATCACCCCGCGCCCGGCAGCGGGCGCCATTCCGCCCGGCTGGACGCTTACCGTCGCAGCACCTGTGTCGGCCAGCCTGGCACCCGGCGCCTATGTTGCCGATGCACGACTGGAGGCGGGCGGCGGGGTGATCGTGACCTCAAGCGTTGCGATCCGCCTCAAGCAATCGGTGTCTTCATGATCGCGCTTCGCTGGCGGCAGCCTGACCCGGCCCTTGTCCTACGTTGGCGCGGGCCTGATCAGGCGATGGCGGAGCGTGCGGTGGCGACCCCACCGTTACCAGTCGCCACTTTGATTGGCCCGCCCGGCGTGCCGGGGCCGCGAGGGCCGGCAGGGCCGCTACCCGACATCATCGACGGCGGAACATTCGCCTGATCGTCCTTTCCACCGATCGCGGAAGGGACTTTGCATAAGGAACCCACATGCCAAGAATACAGATCAAACGCGGCCTCAAGGCCAATCTGCCAGCGGCGGCGATGCTTGCCGGCGAACCCCATTTCACCACCGACCGCGGCACGTTACATGTTTCGACAGGCGCAACTACCCGCTTACCAGTGGTTCCTGCGATTGATGATCTGACAACCGTTGCGGCAGTCGACGGTGCGGCCGACTTTCTGATCCTGCATGATGCATCTGCAATCGGTCAGAAGGAAGGGAAGATCAGCGTCAATGCCTTTCGTGCCGCGCTCAACATTCCGGCGTCAGATCTTGATGAAAGAGTTGCGGTCGCCGCTGGCGGCACCTCCGGATACATTTGGGGGACCAACGGCACCGATGGCGTTGTGCGCATGAATGTCTCGATGGCGTGGACCAAGGACGCCGGCAACGGTTTCGTGACGCTGGCCGTCGGCGATGTCGATTGCGGCACATTCTGATTTCTCAGGCCCTGCCAGTTTCTCACCCGTCCGCCCGTCCATGCGGGCGTAGATGATAGCATCGACAAAGGAGAATGGTTGTGCCCAGTCTAGCGCATAAGCGTGGCACACGCGCGCAGATCAACGCCGCTGCAGCGGCAAGCCAGCTTCGTGCCGGTGAGGTCTATTTCATCACCGATGAGGCCCGACTTACCGTCGGTACAGCAGCCAATGCGCATCAAGCAGCGGCAAAGCAGGGGGAGGGCAGTTCCGATCCTTGGACGTGGTTGAAACTGTCTGCGGATGTGGCCAATTCAACCATAGCGCTGGCATCGGTGACCGGTCTGTCGTTCACCGCCGCGCCAAATACGACCTATATCGTCGAACTGGTCGGTGCATTTCAATCGGCAGCGACAACAACGGGGATCGCGCTCGCGCTCGCGCTGCCTGCGGGTGCTGGGGTGGCGGGCCTTGCGCAACATGCAATCTCACTGACCGCCTTAGCTCCGGTCGAACAGATTGCTGCCGGTGCCTCTGCAGGGGTGACGAGCGGGGTGCGTTCTACAGTCACCAACACGCCCGTTTCAGGCCGCTGGATCGTCCAGACCGGCGCGACCGGCGGAACAGTCCAACTGCAGTTCCGCAGCGAAGTTGCCGCATCGGCCGTCACGATGCGCGCCGGGCTCACCGCGCTCGGTTTTCGAGTGATTTAGCCTTGCCTCCTCCGGCTGGAGGGTAAACCAATAAGGAAAACCAAATGCTGACGACTCAAGCAGTCGCGCTCACCGTTGATGCGGTGGACGCGGCCCGAACCTATTTGCGCGTTGAAAATGACGAAGAGGATACCGCAATTGCGGCGCTGGTGGCGGCAGCTGTCGTCTATGCCGAAGGATATCTCGGGCAGTTGTTGATCGAGCGCGATGCTACAGAGCGCTTGCCCGTGACGACTGCATGGCAGCGCCTGGCGGGAACGCCCGTGCGCATCATTTCCAGCGTAACCGGCATCCCTGCAGAGGGGGAGGCATTCACGCTCGCGCCCGGCAGCTATCAGGTTGATATCAACCGCCACCAGGATGGCTGGATCCGCATTCCCTATCCGGGTAGCGCCGGCCGGGTCGATATCGACTATCGCGCCGGACTGGCGCCTGGCTGGCCTGATCTGCCGGAGCCTGTCTCCATCGCAGTGCTTCGCATCGCGGCCCATCTGCACGCCCATCGCGACGCACCTGACGATCAGGGCCCGCCGCCGGCCATCCGCTCGCTGCTGCGACCGTGGCGGCGGATGCGGCTGGCCTGAAGCGCGCAACCAGACCGTCCGTAACAGCCGACAGCCCTGCGCTGCGGCTTTCTTTTTCCGCCAAATGGGAGGGTGATATGCCCGAATTCGCAGGCACGTTGCGCGAACGTGTCACCATCGAACAGCGCCTTGGAAACCGCGATGCGCTTGGCGCAGCTGTTGGCGCCTATGCCTATGGCGGGCAGGCCTGGGCGGCGGTAAGCCCACTGATTCCCGCCGATCTGGCCGTAGCTGACAGCCTGTCTGCAATGCCGCGCTGGCAGGTGACCATGCGCAAGCGGGAGGGTATCGACCTTCGCACACGGCTTGTCTGGCGCGGCCGTTTCCTTGGTGTGCGCGGGGTTGTCAGCGATCCGCGTGACCCTGCGCGCATGGTGCTAACCTGTGAGGAGAAACGCTGATGTTTGCAAGGCTCCAGTCCGCCGCCAACAGACTGGCGGACAAATTGCTGATGCGGACGATCCACAGGCTTGCCGCGAAACCCATGCCTCCGGGCGTCGTCGTAAAGGCCCGACCTGATGGCATTGAGCTTTCGGGAAAGCGCCTGAAGATGCGCA